TGTCGTCCCGCACCTGCGGGCTGGTCGTGTCAGGGCTGAGGCGGGTAAAGCGCAGCTCATGCCGGCCTGCCTCTGGGAAGACGATGCGAAGGCCCTGGCGGTAGGTCGCGGTGGTCGCGGCCGTCACTGTGGTCTCGCCGGCGCTGATCCATGGCCCGTCCGGCAGCAGCCTGTATTCCGTGCGGAAGGTCACGCTGCGCTGAAGCTGCTCGCCGCCGCTGCCGAAGCTGAGAAGGCCGGGGAAGGTGACGTCGATCGTCACCTCCGATGCACCGTCCCGCGTCTCCAGCAGCTGCGGCCCGCCAGCCTCGGTCACGCGCAGGGCATAGTCGTCCTGCCGGATCGTCCGGCTGTAGAGGGTGACGGGCGCGTCCTCCGGGAAGCCCTGGCGGATCTCCGTCTCAACCCCCGCGAACTGGGCGAGCGGCACCGCGCCGATGCGCAGGTCCGACAACTCCAGCGGGCCGTAGCCGAAGTCGAACAGCAGCCGCAGGAACTGCTGGTCGCCCTCTGCCTCGGTCACCGGGCGGGCGGCCAGAGGGGGAAACACGCGGTGGCGGCCGAAGACGCGCGGCACCGCGCCATAGGGGTTCGCCCGGTTCTGGCTGCCGGTGATGGCCAGCGTCGGCGACTGGCGGACGCCGCCGAAGCTAAGGGAGGACAGGTTCGGCTTCGGCGGCGGGACCAGCGCGTTGATCGCCAGCGTCCCCACCACGCTGATGATGAACCCGCCGAGCGCGGAGGCGAATGTTGGGCCGGCGATGCCTAGGATCGTTGTTCCGACGCCAGATGCTATGCCGAGCGAACTGAGGACGCCGGCACCAATGATCGGCCCGGCAAAGAAACTTGCGGCGATGACGGCGATCGACAGGATCGTGCGCAGCGGGTTCTTGCCGCCGCCGCCGCCGCCGCCGGTCGGCACCACGCGCAGTTGCAGAATCATGCCTGCCCGCGGCTTCACGCGGTGCCAGTGCCCGCGCGGCACCCAGGCCGGGTCAGCCTCGCCGGTCGGGTCCACCAGCCACACCTGCGTCATCGCGCGCAGGGCAGGGTCGATCGGCGCCAGCTCCATCATTGCGCCGATCGTCATGCCAGTCGGCGTCAGGTAGTCCACACGCTCCATTCCGAAGGGCCGCGGCAGCGCGATCACCCGCACGGCCTGGTCGTCGCGCAGCTGCTCGCCCGCGCCACTCATGCCAGGTCCTCGTGGCGATAGAGGCCGATGCGCCGGTTACCCCAACGCACACCGCCCAGCCGGTCCAGCGCGCTGTCGATGCCCCGCTCGACATGCAGCATCCAGCCAGGCGCCACGATGATGCCCACATGCATCGGCTGGCCCATCACGCGGAACAGCACCACGTCGCCGGGCCTCTCAGGCCGCGCGCCGACGTCGATCCACTCCGGCAGCGCGTTGGCGATCACGTCGGCGATCGCACGCCGGTCGGCCGTGCCGGCATAGCCGCCGAGGTAGCTCGGCACCGTGACGTCAAACACCTCGGCGAGCACGAGCCGCACCAGCCCCCAGCAATCAAGGCCCGCGCGGTCGCGGCCGCACTCGGCGAAGGGCAGCCCGACATACCCCGCTGCCCAGGCCGGGATTGCCGTGCGGTCCATCAGAACAGCCCCGGGTAATCTGAGGGGACGAACGCATCGGCCGGGTAGCGCGCGTTCAGCACGTCCTCGAACACCAGCTCACCCTCGACGCTCGGCGCATCGTACTCGGCCATCCGCAGCGTCATGTTGAATGGGCCGGCTTCGACCACGTCGGGCGCTGCCGCCCGCACCACCTCGATCGCCACGCGCGGCGGCCGCTCGAGCGCGCGGAGCGAGGCGACGATCTCCCTGTGCACGTTGTCGATGCGCAGCTTGACGCTCGGCACGCTGTCGGCGTCGTCGCCGGGAAGGTCCAGCTCGAACGGGTAGGGCACGTAGAGCTCGCCGCGGCTGGTGATGCCCTGGCCGTCATTCACCACGCGGATCGGCGCGCCCAGGCCCTCGGCTGAGATGGTCAGCAGGATCAGGAACGCCTCGTCCGTCTCCGGCGCCGCCAGCGCGCGGCGCGCGGCGATCGACAGCGTGCGGCTCATGGCAGGATCTCCAGCCGCAGTGCCGCCCGCCACAGCGCGCCGGCATCGAGCGCGGCAAGCTCAGGCCCCGCCACGAACCGCATGCTCACGCTGGCGCCGGTCCGCGGGTGCAGCCAGGTGAAGGCGAGTGCGCCGGCGGCCGTCGTGTCGCGCCAGAAGCCCATGAGTGTCTCGGCCTGCGCCGCAGTCAGCAGCAGCGTCCCTTCGATCGCGGTCACGCCGGCGGTCAGCCGCCGCCGCGCCTTCGCCGGCCCGACATCCATCGGGGTGCGGATCGTCAGCTGCGGTGGCGTCTCGCGATAGCCTTCGAGGTCAGTCGCCGGCGGCAAAGACGCTGGCCATGTGGTCATCAGCCGAGCCCTTTGCGCGCCAGCCCGAAGGATGACGACATCTCACGGTCGAGCGCCCCGTCCGCCACCGCGCGGCGCATCTCCTGGCGCACCACCATGCGGATCATCCGCTGCCCGTCTGGCCCGCGGCTCTCGGTGGTCTCGATCGGAGGCGCGCCCGTGCCGCGTTGGTCGATCACCTGCACCATGACGTCGCCACCGCCAGCTGGTGCGAGCGCCCGCATCTGCTCACGCGTGAACACGCCTTCGCCGCGCTCTAGGATGGCCGGCACCTCGCCAGGCCCGATCATCCCCCCGCGATGCAGCCGCGGCGCGTCCGACCACAGCGACAGGGGCAGCGCGCGCCGCGCCCCGTCGCCACTGCCGACGAGGCCGCCGGTATGAAGCGTCGTCGCCGTCACTGGGATGATGGCTGGGCCGGGTGTGACACCGGGAGACGGTCCGAACCCGAAGGCGCCAGCAAGCGACGACAGCCCGCTACGGAAAAGCACCGCAGCCGCCTGCGTCAGCGGCCCTGTAATCTGCTCGAAGATCAGCTTCTCGAAGATGCCGCTGGCCAGGCGCTGCAACAGGCCGGCGAGCCCGCCATCGAGGCCGCGCACGCCGGTCAGCGCATCCGCCATCGCCCGGGCGGCGTCACGGCCGAACCCCTGCACCTTGTCGCCGAGGTCGTCGAAGGCGGCCTGCAGCCTGTCCGTGCCCTCGGCCGCGGTCGCCGCGGCGCCGCTCGACCGCTCCAGCTCGTCGTTCGCGCGTTGAAGCCCGCGTGACCACGTCTCCTGCGTGATGAAGCCTGCGGCCAGCAGCGTATCCAGGCGGCCAAGCTCGTCATTGTAGCGCTCCAGCGGCGTGCGCAGCTCGTCCTCCAGCCGCCGGGCCGCCTGGCGCAAGGCGCGGAACGGGTCCTCGATGGTGGTGCTGCGCGGCGCGCCGCCGGTCGCTGTCCGCTCGGTCCTGGCTTCGGGCTGACCGCTTGGCAGAGGCGCTGCGAACAGCCGCCGCTCTGCGGCCGCGAGCGACTGAAGCTGCGTCTCGAGGGTGCTCAGCTCGTTTCTGTACTGCCTCACCGCGGCGGAAGCGCCGTCCCTGAACACCTGGAAGTCGAAGCTGCCGTCACCCAGCTCGTTCCTCTGCCGCGCGATCTCGCTCTCCAGCGCCTCCGCGGTCGCGCGTGCCAGCGCCTGCCGCCGTTCGATCTGCACCCGAGCATTCTCGATCGCCCCGATGCTGTTCTGCCGCTGCTCGATCGTCAGCCGCCGCGTGCGCTGTTCCGCCGTCTCAAGTGCCGCAGAAACACCGTCGAGAGCCCGCTTGAGTGCTGCCTGGGCATCGCCCCAGCTCGTGGTCGTCGCCGCCGCCCGCTCGAACGCTCCAGACGCGCTGATCGCCTGCGCGCCGATCGCGATCAGGTTGACCGCCAGCCCGGCAAACCCGCCTGCAAGCGCGCCGGCTAGTCGCGACCCCGTCTGGGCCAGGCCGCCGAGCGCACCGCCGGTGACGCCGGCCTGCGTTGCGACCGTGCTGAGCCGCGTGCCGACACGATCGAGCGACTCGCCAAGGCGCAGCACTGCCGGCACGCCCCGACCGCTCATCGCCGCCTCGACCTGCGCCCCAGCAGCCGTGGCTGCCGTTCCGACCTGTGCGAGCGACCGACGGGCGGACAGCGCGGCTGTATCCAGCGCGCGACCCGCCGACGTGCCCGTAGGCCCGAGCTGCCCGATCGCGCTTTGCGTGCGCAGCAGCTCCGCCCGCGCGGCCGAGCCGTCGGCGTTGAGCACGAGACGGACGGTGAGGTCGGTCATGACGCCATCGCGCGCAGCGCCTCGCCCTTGAGCGTGCGCACCTGGTCAAGCAGCAGGCCGGTCAGCTTCACGC